CTATACAGGCGTTTGTGATCAGCCTTGCACTGAAACATGAGAAGTTTATACTTGGTTTTGTAATCCAACCATTTTGGTTTTATGACTTGATTTTTGTAAGATTGTTGGTGTAGGTCTTCATCATCTAATATTACAAGGTCTTCTTTGGCTTCCGCCTGCAACTCACTTAACTTGTCCATTTAATCTCCATTATGATGCGGTGCTACTTATGCTTGTGAACTCATATATCTGATATGAAAACGTAGCTGATGCAATTATATATTCGACATCTGATGCGTCATTATTAAACTGTAATGCACCTAGTGCAACAGGATATAAATTATGAAAATCCACTGACAATAACGGATTATTTTTATTTGATAAAACAATTAAGTTTGCATCAGAAAAAAGCGCAGTTGCAGATGTTGGTGAACCAACTCTATCAGTTGAGGGATTGACCGCCCCACTAGGTGTGTTAGATGTGTTTGATCTAAAATCACCAAACTGTTTTCTATTTTTTGGAAAACCAATCGCAGTCAGCCACTCATGCAAAGATTGATAATTTTCTAGGAACTCATCAACGATGAAATTTATCTCTAGATTCTCATAAGTTAATTTATCACCCATGATAGGAATATCTTTGAATGGTGTAGGGAAAACAGCTTCTCCCATGTTAATGCCAGGAATATTTACCGAAGTCGTAAAGAATTGCACTTTCGGTAACTGATGTATACCAAAACGAAATTGAGTAGGACTTAGGTAATCTAATTTATCTGGTTGTCTATCTAGTGCCGCCATACTATTATTTATAATAAAAAAAAGAGGGGGTCCGAAGACCCCCTCTAGTTTTGCAGTCAAGTTTCTTATTATTACATAAGGTTTGTAACTTTGACCCGACGATAGTAAGCATTCGCATTCGCTGTGAGCGCAATCGTCGCCGCAGTATTTGCAGCTTCTGCACCAGCAACCGCAAATGGGTTAGCCGCCATGCCGTAACGAGTCTTGAACCCGATCTTAGGCTGGAAGCTGTTCTCACCAACCGCACGAACCATCTGGAGAGGAACGTATGGGCAGTAGAACAGTCCGGCGTCATAAGGTGAAGTTCCCTTATAACCGACAACGTAGTATTGCGAAGCAGCCACGTTAGCAGCATACGGATCAACGTAAACCTTGTAACGGCCGTTCATGACACCAGCAAATGTTGTCTGTGTGTCATCGACGTTAAGGTTGTTGTTGAGAGCAGGCGTGTAATCAAGCACACCAGCCATCTGAAGGGCAGAAGCAACATCAGCCGACACAATCAGCATGTTACCTTTACCACGACGAGTTCTCTGACCAATCGCATTCGCATCTCTTTCGATAGCGAACATCAGGCCTTTGAACTTCTCAACCGACCAACGACCATTGGAGTCTGTGTCCAAGTCGAAGATACCGGCAGTCGTTGTGTTAACCGCAGCACCCTTTTCAGCAGTCTTGTAAATCGAGCGAACAACCTCACGGTTGATTTCAGCAAGAATTTCTGTCGAAAGAATGTTAGCAAGTTCTGTTTCGGCATCCAAACCGTGGATCGCCTTGAGGTCCTGAGCAAGTTCCATCGAATACTCAGCTTTCAGAGCACGAGAAACCGCCGTAACCGTTGACTTATCAATGCTGAATGACATCTCAGCAAAAGCATTTGTAGCACTATCACCAAGCGCTTCAGCTTCAGCAGTTGTCATACCAGTTGCAAATGTGTAAGTTCCAGCAGTAGGACTATCGTTAAGAACGGCAGGGTTGCTTTCACTCGCACCAATGTCTCCACCACCGATTGTACCAGCAGCGTTCTGGTTCGAGAAGTCACCAGAGAAGCCGTTAGCGGCCGCACCAGTTGTCTCATCGACCAATGCTTCTTCACCGTCCATCGACAGGTGACGAGCACGCATCGCAAAGATAAGACCCGTAGGACCAGTCATTGGCTGGACACCACAGATATCATAAGCAATGAGGTTAGGCATCGCACGGCGAACTAGTGAGATCAAAATTGGGTCCCAGTTCGATACGCCGGATGTGTTGCCTGTTGGAACACTTTCCGAAAGGAAAGCAGCGTCTTCTTTAAGAGCAGCTTCTTGGTTCTCAAGAATTACCGTGGTAACAGCCCGACGATACGAATCTTCAATCTGGGGAAGATCAGGATGTTGGAGGACCGGCGACCACTTTTCTTGTAGATGTTCTGTTTGAAACATTTGTTTCTCCTTTATTAATTATTACATCTATTTATTATGTTTATAATTTAAACAGCGCCTTTGATACGTTTTTCTGTACGACCAATAGCAGACATATACGCCTTCATTGCGTCAGTCGTATCAATGTCCTGTTCGGCGCTACCATAGTTATCATCATCATTATCATAAGTCTCACTGGCGTTCACTTTCGGGAAATAACTTTCCTTCAGAGTGTCCAACTTCTCACGGAATGTGTCTTGATCACTAAAATCAATCTCTTCTGTGAGTGACTTAAACTTCTCAAACTGTGTATCAGTCAAATCGGAGGCAGACTCCAAGATGACCTGTTCCCGAACTAATTCAGAATTTGCAGTTTTCATCTCAATATTTTGTTCCATGATACTATTCAACTGCTCTTCCAGTTCAGCAATTTTCTCAGATTGTGCTTCAAGAACATCATACTTTTCGTCTGGAACGTCAATGTAATGATCTTCAAACAACTGTTTCAAACCAGAAATAAAGTCTTCAGCAATCTCACCTTTAAGTCCACGCTCAATTGCCAACTCGTTTTCTTTCATCCATTCCTCTACAACGTAATCGAGGTATTGATCTACTTTCTCAGATAGAGTATCTTTGTACTCATTAATTTCAAATGCCATAGCATTCTGTTGCTCTTCAGTAATTCTTGTTAACTCTTCACGAGTCTTGGACTTAACCGCAGCTTCAAAGATTGTTGCAGCCTTTTCCTTGAACTCTTCAGAGAGGTCTTCGCCGTCAACAAGGGCATCGACATCAGACGAAACATCAATACTCTTGATGTAGTCCTCAACGACTTCCTCATCAACTTCCTCATGGTACTTCTCCATATTCATCATGCTGTAAGTTGCCATAAGGTCTTTTTTGTGCATGCCTTCCATGTTTTTATGCATAGCAGCCATAAGGTCTTTTTTGTGCATACCCTCCATCTTCTTATGCATAGCGGCCATCAAATCTTCTTTTGACATATCCTCCATGTCTTCTTCATGGTGAGCTTCAGATTTGACAATCTTCATGTCCTTTGCCATGACTTTTTCTTCAAGACCATGTTTGAACTGAACATCATACCACTCAACATTCCCATCATCGTCAGGAATAGCGTGTGACCTTAGAACTGGTTTACCTTTACCAAACTCTGGATGCTCAACAACTGTCGCACAGTCATGGTGCTTAGAATGACAAAGTTCACGGATTTCGTCATCCGAATAACCTTCTTTGACTTTTTTGATTTTTTTCATGGCGTCTGGTTTCCCTTCGTCTTCTTGCGGTTCTTCACCAGACACTTCTGGAGTGGGTTTGCTAGCTTTTGAACCTAGCGAATCATCTGGATCGTTAACAGCTTTTTCGATTGGTTGAATTGAGCCTCTGGGAGTTGCTTTGTTCAAAATCTCCACAGCACCATCTTCAGCATTCTTTTTAACTTTTTTCATTGGTTCTGCACCAGCAGACCCGTCAGTGGGAGCATCATGAGCGGCTTCTTCAAGTTCTGCAAGAACTTCCGCTTCTAGCTCTTCAATTGTTTGGTCTAATTCAGACATAGGAAGTCTCCTTTTTTTATTAAATATATTTATAAATTACAACTTTTTGAGGAACTTAGCAAAAGCTAAAGCAGCTTCATTCGCTTGTCTTTGACGCTTCTTAACATCAAAACTTCTTTTTACCTCCGCAACATGGGCTTCAACCAGAGAACCGTGGTTCCAAACCCACTCTTTACCCTCCATAATACCTTGCACAAATGCACTAGGTGCAGAAGGATCAGCGACAATATCTGCTGCCGCTGCAAGGTAAAAATCATTTCTCACATACTTGGCACCGTCCCTCTCGTCCAAGCTTCCCATACCTCTAGACGATACTCCCAATTTAGCACCCTCGTCCATCAAAGTCTTGACGATTTCGCCCATTGGAGTACCTAATATTCGAGCTTCACCCATAATGTTTTTGCCCTCTGGATATAATTCAGTGACAAGGTGTGAAACTCTCTCCAAATTTACGGTTGGGCCCTCTGGGTGACCCAACTCTCCATATGCTCTGTTTTCACTGACAAATTTTCTGTTGTAGTTTTTAACTTCCTTTGTCAGAACTTCCATAGGATATACTCGACCATTACGGTTTTTAATATCCCCTTGCATAAAAATACCACGAATTTTGTAATTTTTCTTACCATCGTTTTCTTCACAGATATACTCTACGTTCTCAATGGCCTCTGCTATAAGTTTCATCATTATGCTCCCGCATGTCCTAAACTTACCTCTTCAACATAAACAGCACCATCACTACTAGCAGTTTCGTTAATCACTGAAATACGATAACCAGTTGGGTCATGGTCAAAAACTAAATACGAACCATCATCATATTCAGCACCAACTGTTCCCTCTTCCAACAAAATCTGACTACCAGCATCAGATGAACTAGAGTCTGTGCCATTTAAAGTAACTGGTGACTCAACAGCAGAGCGAGGTCTTACTGAAGGCACCACAGTGGTTGTGGTGTTTGCTTTTAAATAAAATCCATTTGAACTAGTTACTGTAGAGTAGTCATCTGAAATGAGAAAGAAAACATCGTTGCCACCAAACTCTGTAACTCGAAAAGATGTTGCCAAACTTAACGTGCCGATATCTGTATCGTGAGCAGCGTCATCACCGAGGGTTGAAGCTGAAATTGTACCAGCATTTCTGATAGTTTTAAATGACATATTCTACTCCTATATGGTTAACATTTCTCTTTCAAAATATTTCATGAGTTCTTTTTCGGGAACTTTGAATTTTTTTGACACTTCTTTTATAGTTTTTTCAAAAGTATTTAGGAAATCTGAAGGTTTAGCATCCATAGTTTTGAAGATAGAATCGACTGCATTTCTCATTTTTGGAGACAATTTTTTGTATTCAGCCGTTTTTTTGTGTTCATCCTTTTCAAAAACCACGTTTTGATAAAGTTCTTCAATCCGTCTCATCATGTGCCTCTTGATTTACAAAAGTCTTCGACAACTCTTGACGTTTTACCTCTAAGGCTTTACCAACCTTATCAATCATTGAATTTCCAAAATGTGCTTCAGCTTCTAAATTTTCACCTGACGCAATACTGTCAATTATTTCTCTAGACACTTACTTCTCCTCATCTTCTGGTGGGGCTTCACCTCTTAATTTTGCAACGTCATCTGCTGGTATTGGAGCACCATCAACTGATGGATATCTTGTGATACCATCTGAACCGTCTGGTACTGAGACGCCACCCTCAGCTGGATCAAGACCAGCTTCTTTGTTAATCTGTCTTTGCATCTCATCAATCTCATTGTCTGTCATACGCAAGACTTTTTTCATCACATACTCTTTACTAAAGAATGTGCCGATATATGACTCAATCGTTCCCAAGTTATTCATTCTCTCTTGAAGAAGTTCAGAGTCTTTCAACTCTGCAAAGTGACCGTCTGCCAAGAAATCATACTGAATATGTTCTTGCATCAAGTTCCAATCATCCATTGATATAACATTTTTCAACAACAATTGTGTTTTTAGTATGTCAGTGAACAGCGGTGTAAACTTCTTTCGTATTCTCTGAACAAACTTGGTAAACTTTAACTCGTCCCTCGTAATCTCTGTGGCTCTACCCAAACTAAAGTTTGACTCTGCTTCTAGTCTTGAGATAGGGACATTCAATGACCTAAACA